GGTTAGTTACTTTAAATCCATTACTTGTCTTAATAAAGGTATCAGTTAAACCCTTCACACTATTTAGTTTTTTCACAATCCCCATCTTAGCGTTAACCAGATGCGATTGAAATGCAATAACTTGTTCTAAATTAGTTAAATCTTTCTTAAATTCTCTTGCGTATTCCTTACCCTTTGTTCTCAGAACATCTTTACTCTTTTCAGTTTTTACTTTATCAATCTCTTTTGCGAAATGATTTTCCACCCAAGTAACATATCCAGCAGCGTGTTGTTTTGGATTCTTTACTGCTTCACCCTTACGAACCTTTGAGTTATTATATGTTTTCAGAGATGCACCCACCAACTTACCTGTCAATGAATCCTGTAGTCGTAAAAACTTAGATAACTTTGCAGAGTTAATTCTCTGAAATGTTTTACCAGCATTTGATAAATGTCCAGTGACTTCTGCATTCTCAGTTGATGTAAATGTTGCAGTACCAGATGCATCCTTATAAGTTGCATCGTCCATCCACACTGTAGATGTCTTTGTCAGTTTACTAATACTTGCACCGAATGATGCTTTCATGTCTTGTAGTGCAGAACCAGTATAAGTTGTGTGCCAGACAATACCAACCTTTGCTTTGTTGATTACTTTACCCAACTCACTATCTGTTGGAACAGCATATACAATAGTATTAGGTTGAAAAGTATAATAATTTGTGCCGTCAATCTTTGTTGTTTCAACATCATCTGTAAACATGAGGTCACCTTGCAGTACCCCTTTGATACCCAACTTAGAAAATTCTTTAAGTGCGACTTTAAATTTAGAATTAAGATTTCCAGATAAATCAGCATCTATCTCTGCCTCCGTCTTGTAAAGTTTTGGTGTTGCATTGAATACTGATTTCTTTGCAACAAAGAAGTCACCTGTCTCTGGTTCTACTCCAGCAAAGATTGCAGGCGCACCATCCCACTTCACAGTCATGTTAACTGAACTACGACTTTCACCAGAGAACATATCTCTTAGTGAACGTATGAAGTTGATTGCAGCTCTACCGCCAGGCACACCAAAGTTAAGTATTTCATCTTCGATATGTTCTAGATGTAGGTTCTTGCCTGCCTTATTTTCCATTAAATATTTTATTCTTTCCACAAGAGTCCTCCAGTAAGTTTGAGAGGTTCTTCTTTCATCAGTTCTTTAAACACTGGTGTTGCAACTGCCTGAAACTGTGGCTCTGCTGTTTTAGACCCCTTGTAACGTATTTCTAAATTCAATAAAGGTTTTGTTCCATTGTAAACTGTGTAAAACAATTTTGCAGGCGCCCTTTCATCCTTGTTATATTCCCAAGGTTGTCTTTTAACGCTACCCTTATCGTCAACAGTTCTACCCAACTTGATATTATCTTCTTTAAATATTTTTGTTAGTGCCGCAATAGTTGAAGGCAAATCTTTTACATCTGCCCCTTCAACACCAATTTTGTCTTTTTTTCTTTGACCAATTCCTGTCAGAAGATAAAATTCAAACTGACCACTTTCATCAAGAATAGGTTGCAAGTCTACTTTGAAAATAAGTTTTAAGAATGCAGTCATCAGTTCCTTTGAATCTTTTTCTAAAACCTTATTAACTGCCATCCAAAATAAATTCTTTCTACCACCAGCACCACGACCAGCAAGCATATCGTTTGCAAAATCATTTGGTATTTTTGCAATCTCTTTTTTGAAATCTTTCTCAGACATCTTTCTGATTTCAGTATAGTTGGTTGTTTTTTTGTATGCGGCAACCATTCTAATAAAGAACAAATTCTTTGCTCGTTCAATTAAAGTCATATCCTTTTCAGATATAAAATCTCTAAGAAGTGATTTCTTGCCAGTGATTGGTTTATTGATAAGTGTTGGGTCTTGTGCAGCCGTAGTGCGTTTCTTCTTTAATGAGAAACCATAATACTTGTTTCCACCCTTAACAACAATATCAGATGAGTTATAATCTTTGATGTTACCGATTGGTGGATTGAATGCTTTGATTTCATCATCCCACGATTGACCTGTCCAAAATACTTTTGATGGTCTTGGTACAATTTTAAAAATTGCATTTGCAGATGAGATTGCAGTAGCAAGGTCATACCAGTTTTCCGTGAATTGATTTAGTAGGGTTTCTTTACCTGTTGCACCAACAATATCACTGAACTTACCTTTTGCTTCTTCAATAATCTTAGATGCGTCATCAACTGCAATTTCAGTTGAATCGTATTTCTTTCCCAATAGTACAATCGCAGCAGTCATCAACTCCTGTGTACTAGTCGATATCTTTTGACCACCACCTTCGCCGCCATACTCTGGTGTTTTTGCAATCTTTGACCATGCAATTTTGGGATTAGTGACTGAAACAGATTCTACATCATCAAAGTCTGTGACAAGTTTATCCATGTCTTTAACACCATAAACTTCACCGTTCATGGTTATCTGTAAGATTTTGATAGTAGTGCCATCATTAAGCATATGGTCTTCACCATCTGCAATCTTTTTGGCAAATATTTCTATTCTAGGTGTTCCAGAGTTTGGGCCTTTACCAGCAGGTTTTTCTAATTCACCTTTACTTAGACTCGACTCTGAAAGGAACGCATTTAAACGATACATCCTTCAACTACTCCATATAAATTATACTTCTATTTATATGATAGATGAACTAGGGATGAATGTCAACCCCTAATTGTTAAGAAAGCAGGGATAGGATTGTCACCAAAAGGTTTATTTCGATTCATCAAATGACAAACCTTAGTTGCATCATCTTCAAACGTAAAATCTTGCACGACTCTTCGTGTGGGAATTTCAATGATTTCCCATAACTTTGTCTCAAGGTTTACATCAGTATAATACTTAATATCTTCTCTTCTACTATACCTTGAGGTCAGAGAATTTTTCATATGCTTTGCCTTTTCCAGCAAACGGTGTGTTATCGAATACATTTTCATTTTGTCCACTATCAACTAAATCCGATTGTGCTTCCTGTTCACAATCATACAGACGCATCTTTGCTCTGTCTATTCCCAATACAAACCGTTTATTCATGGTAGGGTCATTGTATCGGTTCTTCAACTGTTTGACTACAATCTGGTTGAGTTCTTCTAACTCTTCCGTAGCGATGAGTGCAAACATTAGGTCTGCCGTTGCGGGCAAACCAAAACTTTCTGAAGTATCCTCAAGTCCAATATCGGTTGAGGTAAATCCTGTTCTAGTTGTCTGGGTTGCAGACATGATTGGTACATTTGTTTCGACTGCAAGTCCTCTTAGTTCTTCTGCAATCGACTTGATATAGAAGTAAGAACCTATATTTGCATTTCCTTTGAATCGTGAAGATGCACATATATTTAGATAATCAATGAATATAATGTCTGGTCTAAAACTACGCTTCAATGCGAGTTCTTTAATAAGACTTCTGAAATGACCAACATGAGCTGACGCAGTTGGGTATTCTTTGATAATTAACTTTCCGTTTGTCTTTTTTTGTATCTTGGATAACTGTGTTTCAAACATCTTCTTAGGAAGTGTATGTAGGTCATCCATTGTAATGTTCATTAGGTTTGCATCAATACGTTCTGCAATACGTTCTTCTGCCATCTCCATTGTGATGTAAAGAACATTCTTACCTTGCATTAGTGTTGACGCAGCAACGTGACACATGAATAGCGATTTACCAACACCAGTTCCAGCAAGTGCGATATTCAATGTCTTTTGTGGTAATCCACCTTTTGTAATCTTGTTGAAATAATCTAGGTCAAACGCAATCTTTTCTTCTTTCTTGTGATAGAAGTCAAATCGTTCCTCACCATCTTCAACATAGTCGTGACCAATATTAGTATCGAATGATACTGCAAGTGCCTCAGATAGAATGGATGGGATTGCTTCTGGTGTTCTTTCCTTATCCTTTCCATCAATAATTCCTATTCCTTCAACAACCGCATTGTAGATTGCTTTGTCCTTGCAGAACTTTTCTGTGGTGTCGAGTAACCATTGAGTATCGACTTCAGATTTACTGAACGAACCAATGATGTCCACAATCTTTTTATACTCTTCATCATTAACATCCTTTCGGTTGTCGAGTTCAATAGTGAGAGCTTCCTGTGTAGGAATCGAATTGTACTTATCAATGAATGAACCAATCTCCTCAAAGATTACTCGTTCATTCTTATCTGAATAATATTCTGGTTTGATAAATGGAATGACTCGTCTAGCGTAGTCTTCATCCCAAATCAAATTAGATAGTGTTGTTCTCTCTATTGTCTGTATCGACATATTGTAATTTGTCCTCGTTTAATTGTTCATTTATAATGTGGTGCAGTATATCACCAGCAAGTTCAAAAAAGTCATCACCAAAAAAGTCTTTTGGTAAGTCATTAGAATCTAACATATCCCATTCAAAATGTAAAGTAGCTTTATCATTTTTTTTGTCTTCAGAAATACTGACTTTTCCATAGCGATATACTACTCCTTGATATTTTCCTGCCTTTTCAGTCAGTCCAATACCTGTCCATTTCTGGTCTTTGTTCTCGACAAACTTGTAGTATTCACTCATGTCCTTCATTAGATAATAACCTTACCTGTTGGAACTGCAAGACCTGTTACTGCTTCTGTGTATGCAGAACTAAACTCTGGATTAGTTTCTGTTACGAGAACAACTCCACCAGAATAGAACATGGCCTGTTTTGTGTTTTCTGTACCTGTCATACAGACACCTCTTGCGAAACCCACTTTTCCATCTGGTGTATTTACCAGCATTCTTGGATTGTCTAGTGTTATGTTTCCATTTTCTTCTTTAACCCATTTGCCAAGAAACTCGCCTGACAGTGTTACTAAAGATACGATTGCACCTTGTTTCATAATTACTCCTTAAATATAATGAAGATAACTGCCAACTATGTATTTGGACTCGTCACCTGTTACTTTTCTTCCAGCATGAAGATGTGTCCACATTGGTGGAAACATTAAAAGTCTTCCTGCTTTTGGTGTCACTGAAACATCCCTTTGAGGGAAATCTGTATGACCACCTTCTGGTTCGTTTAAATACAAAAAGAAAACCAGAAATCTTTTTGCAGACGCATGATTACCCACATCCACATGGTCATGAAATTCATCAATACCATTTGGTTCGTATCGTTTCAAGCGAAACATTTCATAAGCATATTGTTCTGGAAACATCTTATCAACAATATCACATTCTTCCATGTATCTACTGATACAACTATTGAAAGCATTTTGTAAATCTTGTTGATACGGTTTCCAATTACTATATTGTTGTAATCCTATTTGAGTAAAGGAGCGATGACCTTTTAGTGTTTGTTTATCAAACTGGTCTTCGCTCTTCTCAAATTCTTCAATCATGTTTTTACACATGGTTTCTGGAATTACATCATCGTAAACACGAATGTAGTTTTCATTCAGATTCTTGAACTGCATCTTCTTCTTCAACTTCCACTGGTTTTTGACCATACTTAAATTCTGTTTGGGCAAACTCATCCAACTGATTCATAACGTCTTCAGTATAGAATTTCTCTGGATTATTATTGATTGTCTTACCGAATGTCTTTGTACCATCTGGTAATTCAATGCGAGTGGAAATTGATTTGAATACTCCTGCCTTGAGGGCAAGTTCAAGTAGACCGTAGTACCTATCTAATCCACGTTCATACATTAGACGCACATCAACCATCTTGTTTTCGATAGTCAAACGTGACTTATGATTTTTACAGTGAATGATATTACCAACAACCTCTGTACCGTCTTTCTCTTTCTTCTTTGAAAGATACACGATAGAAGATGCGGCATACTTCAGACCAGAACCACCACCCATTTCTTTTGTTGGGAACATAGAACCCACAACGTCATATGTGTGATTAGTTACAATCATTGGTACTTTTGCTTTACCAAGTTTCAAAGTCAACACTCTAAATGCAGCCTTGAGAACTTGTGCCCGTGTCATATCTCTGGTTTCTTTACCATCAGCAGTGTCCTCTACTTCTTTAGTAGTTGACAACATACCAAGTGAATCAAGACACAACATGATTGGTTGTCTATCTGCTTCATTCTGTTGAATGTAATCATCTAGTACACGAAGCGATTGTGTTCTAAACTCTTGTACAGTTGTCACAGGTAAAATGACCATTCGTTCTGGGTCAATACCTCTATCAATTACCATTTGTTTAGTAATCGCACTTTCTGATTCAAAGTACAGAACACCAGCGTTTGGATTTGCATCCAAGAATGACTTCACCATTCCCATTACAAAAAATGTTTTACCTGTTGCAGATTCACCAGCAACCGCAGTAATTTTGTTTGCAGGCAATCCACCATAGATTGACCCACTCAGTAATGCATTGAAGATATAAGAACCAGTGTCGATAAATGAATCAACATCTCCTGCTTCCACACCATCAGATACAAGTGCAGCGTATTCGTTGCCCGCTGTCTTAGCAATATTCTTCAAGAAGTCCATAGTTATATATCACCGTCCTTTCGATTTTCGGATAGATAAGCATCGAAACCGCCTGGGTATCGTGCCTCTAATTTTTCGATATTTGTTTCAATCACATCATCTATAGTAATATCTAGTGCGATACACGCTTGGGCTATATACCACATGATATCACCCAACTCACGTTTTGCATGATATTGTGCATCTTCATCAAAAGGTTTTCCTTGGAAAAAACACTTCTTGATAATCTCAGCAAACTCACCACCTTCGGCAGTA